CTGATAACATGTGGATTTGCATTGCATCTAAAGCAGATGTAGCAGCTCCAACAGAACCAGTAACCCATGACTTCATTTTTCTGTCATCAGTTTGAGAAGCTCTATAACGAACGTGTAAGAAAGGACGTTTAAGGTTCTTTCCTAGTTGTTGGTCATAAACAGTAGAAGTTCCAGCAGGAACGATTACCCCTCTAATAGCTTCTGCACCAGCAGCAGCGTTAATACCACCTCTTGTAGCTAAGTCATTTAAGTATCTAAAGTCAGACTTATAGAAATCGTAAGAACCTCTTCTGAAACCAGAGAAACCTAAGTTTAATGCCATATCTTCAGAGTTGTCAAATACTCCGTAAGAAGTACCACCAGCCCCGTAAGAATTCATAGAAGCTAACATGTCATCCATTGCTAAAGCAGTTGCTCTATTAACAAACATCATATTTTCTTCAATAGCACCTTGATTGTCAAACTCAGCTAAGATAGCGTCAAATTCAGCTAAATCAGTAGCAGCGTTAACTCCAGTGATACCAGAAGTAATGTTACCTCTTGTTTCAACAGCAGCGAATAAACCTTCAGTACCGTGAGTAGCCCCACCTGATCCAAGTAAATCCTCTACAACATCGTTAGCCACATCAACACCTTTAACAGCTTCCATCATTGTCATTTCTAAGTAATCAGTGAAACGAGCTCTCGTGTCACCCTCAGCTTTTAAGTACCATAAGTAACCTGATTGCCCGTCTTCTCCAGAGATTTCAACCCAACCGATTTGTGAAGCGTCAGATCCTGAGATCTCATAGTAATCCTTCATAATGATTGGTTTGTTAGTGAAAGAAGTATGTGTTGGCTTAACAGCTTTAGCTTCATCAGAAGCGGCGCTACCTTGTCCATTCACACCTTTCGCCCACTCAGAACCGATAACCAATACAGTACAAGCTGCAGCTGATGCAGTTGAGAATGTAGAAGAGTCGTCAATGTTTTCAACCTCGTAAGGTTTAACAGTAACGATATCAGCAGTACCAACGAAACCGTCAGTTACTAAACATTTGATAGTACCCTCAGCAGTAGCTACGATAACAATATCGTTTCTTCTAATACCGTGAGTAGTAGTTAATGCGTTGTCATCAATGTCATGAGTGATTGATAATGCTCCAGTTCCAGTGTTAACCGTACCTTTGTACGATAAGTGTAATCTACCTTGCTCTGACCAAATAACTTGATCAGCAGACATTGCTTCTTCAGCTCCAACTTGTGCTAAGAATCCTGAGATTGTTCTGTTTCCAAAAACCTCAGCTTCTTTTTCCATTAAGTCTGGTAAATATTGTTGTGCCCATCCAGCTGTGCCAGATGCCGTAAAATCTATGTAGTTTGAAGATAGTGTTTGCCTTTGTGAAGCTGGAACACTATTTAAACTACCTCCTGCAGTAATTGCCATAATTTTGTAATTTTAAATTTTAATTATTTATTTTTGTTTTTAATTTTAAACTTAAAATCAGAAGAGTTATCACCTAGCACTTTTACAGTCATGCCACCCGCTTCAATAGTTCCATGACTTTGTCTTGGGTTCATATCAACGTTTTTGGCTTTAGCAATACTATTTTTCATAGCATCTGCTTTTCCTTGTTCGTAAAAGTGTTTCGCAACAGCGTCCGCATTCATTGCTGTGTATAGAGATTTATGATAACCCTTAGCGTCTGTTAAAGCAGAGTTCTTATCCAAAAACTTTTTGGTGAAATTGCTTATGTCGCTCTGAGTGTTTTTAACCTCTTCAGCATTGTTTACATTAAACCTGTATTTCTTGTCACCGACGTTGTATTCAAAACCTTTGAATTTGTCGTTGAAAACATTATTTGTTTTCTGTGTAAAAATATCAGAGTTCGTTTTAACTGTTTTTTGAGTTGCTTCTGACTCCTTGTTGTACCTATTAAAGAAATCAATTGCCTTTTGTTGCTCACTCGTAAGTTTGCTTCCAGCCTTGATCTCGTCATAGTATTTAGACTTTTGCCCGTCTAGGTGGCTTTTAGCGCTGGCAACTTGCTCTTTAAGCGCTAATTTCTTTCTACGTATATCTATATCGTCGTCCATATCTTCGTCGTAAGAGAACGTGTCTTCCATAAGGAAGTTAATTTCTTCGTTATCTAAATGAGGTTTTGTTTGCTTGTAGTATTCGCGCAATAGATTTTGATCATCTAATTTTGAATAATCTTGATTAAGCTTAACATAGTCATTTAAATCTCCTCCAGTTTCTTCCATAAAGTCCATTAACTTTTGGATATTCTCTGGTAATGGTTTTCCAGTAGCTTCAGCTTCCGCTATCGCTTCTTCAACCTGTTCTTCAACCTCTTCAATTTCTTCTTCAGTAATTTCTTCTAATACTGGAGCTTCTTGTGTTTGTGCTTCCGGTTGTATTTCTTCTTGTTCTTGTGGGGTGTCGGCGTTCTCAGACTCTGCAACCACTCCGCTGTTGTCAATGTTATCTTCTTTAACTTCATCTTGCTCTGGTTCTATCGGTTTACTTAAATCTACTTTAATAACGCTATCGTCACCAGCGGATTCAAACTTACTTTCATCGACTTGTTCAGTCGTTTCTTGGGTAGTCTCTTCGACTACTTTTTCATTTTCTTCTTCCATAATATAATATAATAATAATTAATAAATTCTACCTAGGGTCAAACACTCCCAAATCAAATCCTCCGCCTAATATATCATTACCTGCGGACTCAAAGTTTTTAGGTGGTTTACCACTATTTCTTTGATCTATAAGTTCGCTTTGTTGAGAGGCTTGTATTCTAGTCCTCTCGTCTTTACGATCTTCCTTTTCCTTCTCTTTTGTTTTCTGCCCATCAACCTCAACACCTTTAAGTTGCATGTTCATTTCAAACTCTAACTGCATTAACTCTTTTTTCATTTGAACCTCCTGCATCATTCTTTGAGATTCTAATTGAGCTTTTACTTGTTCTAGTTGTGCTTGGCTTTGTGTTAAGGCTTGGTTTTTTTGAACCTCTGATTGAGCTGCAGCCTGAGCAGCTTGTTGGTTCATTTGACTTTGCATCTGCATATTTTGTTGTTGCAAAGCTTGGTCTTTATCTAGCTTTTTCTTTCTACGTATTTTAAGCAGTTGATTAGCTAGCTTAATATTCTTTATCTCTCTAATATCAATTGCATCAGCTAATTCAATTATTTGCTGTTGCAATGCCATTTGAATGTTGTTTTCTAACATCATTCTCTCCTCTTCATCTGGTTGTAGGTCAATGAATATACCGAAGTCATATAAATGCAACTCACTAAGCTCTTCAAGTACAGCTGCGTTATGAACACCAATAGCTTGTATAAAAGCATCTTTGGTTGGAGAATACTCTATAATATCAGATATTCTAAGAGACAAACACTCTGCTGTCTCAGCTGTTAAAAATAAACCAGCTTGTAATATATGTCTAGTTGCTGTGTTTGAGTTTGCAGCAGCCATTTTTTGAACACCAACTAAAGCGTTTTTGTCTGGTGTACTACCATCCCTAGCTTCGTTAAGCCCGGTCACATCTCTAATCATTTGCAGGTAGTAATTATACGTAATTTCTTGAATAGGTACTTTTCCTGGATTCATGTCTCCTTCTGACGTGAAGCTCCTTCCTATCACGGATCCAGTTTGGAAGAACATGTTTAAAGCTTCCTGTGGATTATAGTTTGTTCCATTTCCTAAATCAACCTCAGCTAAACCATCAGCGTCTAAGTAAACACCGTCCGGCACCATTCTTGACATTACTTGTTGTAATTTAAGGTGTGTTAACTGTATCATGTCAGCAAAACCAGTTATACGCTTAACTAATGAATCTATTTTTCCATTGTACATTCTTGGAGCAACGATAGCATAATTCATTTTAACCTTGGTATAATCGCTCTTAGGTCTCATCATATTCTTAGCCATCTCCCATTTAAGCAACTTATCAGTACCTAAAATCATAGCACCCTCATATAAACACTCTATAGATCTTAGCATTCTACCGTAACCACCCTCCATATTACCTGGTGGGTTATATTGATCATCTCTTGGTATAATTTTATCCGCACCAGTAGCTGTTTCTTTAACCTTGTAAACCTCGTTCATATAGGTTTTATAATTAAAGTATATAACCTGTATCGTATTACTATCTTCTTTATCCTCGCTGTGTCTAGAATTATAGTTAGATCTATTGCTAGATTTATTCTTCATTATATCCTCAAGATCACTCTCTGTTAAATGAGGAAATTGTTTTGCTAATTCGTTTACTGGAATAGATTTAACCTCTCCAACGTAATATATATCTTCAAAGTAAGGTGAGTCTGTGTATGAGTACACTAGGTTAGCAGGATCGACATAATCAACAACTACACCTTCAGATGTATTGAAATTTGTTTTTACAGCGCCTATACCTAAAACCGTAAGATCATGATAAAACCTTTTTTTGGTTAACTCATATCTACTACCCTCTAATAGAGTATTGATAGCCTGTTCTTCGGCTATCTCAATAGATTGTTTATATGTTAACTGCATGTGAAGTTCTAACTCCTCATTACTTTCCGGAAGTTCTTCTATCTGACTCTTTCTAACATCAATCTGCAACTCATTTTTAACAGCAGCATTAAACTCTTTAAGTCTCATGTCTTTAAGTATATTATCCATATACTCAGTTCTTTTAGAGACTCCATTTGGATCTTGCGAATAAGCCTTTACATCATAAGTTCTTTCAGCAATACCATTAACAACGATATCCACAAATTTAGATATAATCGGAACTGGCTTCCAGTCTAAATTTAAATAGGACAAATCGCCATTAATAGACAACTCATCCTTATACTTTTGAATAGACTGTTCGCCTCTCGCGTACAATCTTAAATTATGAAAATCATTGTTATTAGTTTTATACCTATTAGAACCTCTATCGTTGTTAAACCATTCTTGCTCTATAGCTTTACCTACTTTCAAACCATAGTCGTAGCTTAGCTTTTCAGCATCACTAACTGTTTGACTCGGGAAATAACTTTTAATGCCAGACTCTGCCATATTTATTATTTGATTATTTGTGAATTGCTTCCAGTATTACTATACTTGGAAATGTTTATGTTTAGTGGTTGTTTTTCAACCTTAGCATTTGGCGCGTATAAATGCCTGTTGTTAGCCATGATAGCTAAACCAGAACTTATAGACGCATCGTGCTTTGTTCTTTTGTTTATGTCAAATTTCGCCCAATCATTTAACAGTTCATTGAAGTATAAATCTCCAAACGTTCCGTCTTGCTTCATTCCAACATGATCTTGTATATACATCTCAATCGCTGCCGCGTGAGCCTGCTTAATATCTTCTGAGGAGTTAGGTATACCACCTACTTCTTTTTCTGCAACAGATAATTTATTCCAAACTTTATCCGGCCTATTCATACTAAACCCTCTATATCCTCGACGTCTTAGATAATACAAGAGACGAGGTTTATTATTCTCTGCGAGTATAGGCATCCCGTAAAATACTAAAGCCATTAGAACATCCTCAAAGAACATCTCGGCTGTTGGTGGTCTTGATAAGTATTCTAAAAAGAAACTGTTTGCCGGAGCATCTTCCATGCTAAATCTAGTTAAGCCGTGTAAAGCTCCTTTTGATCCAACCCCATCCACTGTACCTGATATATCGTAACTATCACAACCAAAAGCTCCCATATGCTCGTTACCAGGGTATTTAATACCATTTTTAAGTACCACTCTATTTTGTAATTGCTGAGGTGGAACCCAACTTAATTTAAATCTACCTTTTGGATCTGGATAAAATATAACTTGAGAATCTTTAACACCATTAACCCATTGAAAATTACCAGTTGTAATCCCAAGAGTTCTAGTCATCTCTTCGTTGTAATCTATCTGCTCGTATAATTTAACTAAATTAAATATACTATTTTTTGTCTCATCCCTAAACGCATGCTCTGTAGTTCTTGGAAACTGACGGTAAAATTCGTTTAAAGCATCTTGATCGTCTTTTAAACCATCTACTTCGTTTTGCCAGTTATCTATTACGCCTACATCTATTAATTCACCGTCTGGTGTGAGTCTATCGATATCAGGAGTAGTAAAGACTGGAATTCCATACTCGTCAATAAATCCTTCGTAGTTCCATTCCATTGGGATAAAAAGAGAGTATAAGCCAGACTTTGTCTGACCATTTCTATTTCTTCTCGTGACATCTGAGGCATTGTATAGTTTTTTAAAGTTTTCTCCACCCTTATCTAAAGCATTTGAAGTTGAGCCCATCATACATTTACCAATAATTCTACTACCTAATCGTAAACATGTTTTTGTAACCCTCCAGTTATTTAAAATATTATCGGGTCTCTCCCATTTACCAGATTCATCATGAACTAGTAGAGCTAGTTTTTCACCATCATAACTATTGTCTCCAGTGTTTTTCCAGTCAATCGTCGTGTCCAAACCTTCGATTTCTTCCAACCCATCTGTAGCTGACATCTTTTTCCTTGTAAACTTACTAGCAGGTACACGATAAGCAAGCTCGGACTTAGGGCGATCCATACCATCTTGGATAGGTTTAAAAAAGAAAGGATAATTAATTGATATAGGAACCACTTTGTCTGTAAACATCTTCTTCGCATCTGATCCAGTTTTAGATAATATACCAAAT